AAAAGGGCACCACCAATCACATAATAAGTGAGAATTTCAAGAAGGGAGTTTTCCATCAATAAGTTTCAGCAAGTTGTTGTACAGAATATCCTAGCAGAACTAGGAATGCAATTGAAGTTACCGTAAATACAGTCTCAGTCATCAGAAGATGCCAAAGAAGAACTTACCGGTAGCAGCATAGGAGATGAATCCAGAGATGATTCCCATCATAGCCCATCGACCATTATAGGTCTCTGCGTATTGCTGAGGAGACTCAAGACCCTTACGATTATACTCTTCAACAACCATTTGTGGTTCACGTGCAAAAAGATTATTTTGCCCGTACTCATTAGTCGTTACAGTCATTTACTTAATGTTGTAAATCTTTACATATTATATAGTAAAAAAGGAACCCTGTCAAGGGTTCCTC